TAGATAGCTTTCAGTTTTTTTATCAATAATTACAATATTCTCACCTCCAATAATTTGGATTTGGTAGGAAATAGCGTCTATTAATATTTTAATTTCAGTTATTTTCCCAAGTTTGCCGTCTTTTGTTTTGACGTATTCTCCTGTTGAAAATTCGCAATATTCAAACTTTTCATCTAAAATTACAACGTCCTCAAAAGCCTCAAAAGATTCTAAAGCAAATTTATCAGCTCCGACAAATCCAGGTTTTTGATTTTTGCCCAAAATTGCAGTTTCACGCCAAACTAGATCACCGCCTTTATAAAAACGCTCTCCTCGTGCATTGGTAGTCGGGTAGTTTTGTGGTGCGAGTTCTGGACTAAATCCGCCAAAATTTTCATTTTTAATTAACTCGATGAAATTTTCATTTGTGGTTTCCAAGTCCCAAGTAAATTCCAAAAGTTTGCCTTTGATTGAAGCAACTGGTTTTGAAGTAATTGTTGTGTCAGTCGAGTAGTCAGTAGTTTTGTCTTTATGAGCAAAGTTTAGTGTTGAGGGTGGATTGTCAACTGTAAAAACCTCAAGAGGGTCAAAATGACAACCATTATGATTTTTAGAGCTTGCAAAAACCGCTCCTGTAATTTTATAACCTTTTTTGTCACCTTGAGAAAATTCCTCAATATTACCGATTTTGTTTAACATAAAAATAAATTAATTATATCTTAACTAAGACGCTTTTGTTTTGGTTAGGCAAGAATTAGTTAATCTTTACCAGTTTGTGAATAAATCATCGAGCAACGGCATCTTGGCTTTTCTCCTGCTCTGAATTCTCCACTTGAGAAAGTTTGGCTTATTTTAATAAAGCCCTGCATTTGGTTATTTGTGTGAACTTCACGCACCATTTTATCGTTGACTGTTAGCCACTTTTTGAATTGGAAACCCTCATTTTCAAAATAAATAAGTCTTGACTGCTCGATAGCATTTGACAATTCTGTTTCTGCAATTAATTTGGCACGATTTTCAGCAATTTTTGGAAATTGTTTTGTGAGTTCTGATTTTATAAAATCTATGTTTTGATTAATTGAATATAGTTTTTGAATTGAATTTAAGATTTGGTGTGTTGTTTCTTCATCTACGCCTTTGAGAAGTTTGTTGCCTTTGAGGATACCCTCAACCCGATCATCAATCCAAGTTTCCATTTCGTTCAAATAACCCGCAAAATTTTCTGTTTTTGGTTCTGTTTTTTCTGTATTTTGTTTTTTGGCAATTTCTAATCCAAAGTCTGAAAATCTAAATAAATCTTTTTTAAGTGCATTAAAGCTATAGAAAGTTTCTAATTTTGGCAAGGTAATTGCTTGACCGTCAAAAGTGTCAAAAGTGTCCAAAAAAGTGTTTAATTGTTTTGTAATTGCTTTTTCCCAAGCTGGTAGAAATCCTTTTGGTTCTTGGTTTTTAGTTTTTGGATTTGTTTCTAATCTTCGATAATCCTTACTTTCTAATCCAAGTTGTGTCGGTGTAGGATTTTTTTTTTCAAACTTCTCAAAGTTTTGTGTTGGAATTATTTGATTTTGTGCTGGGGGTTGTGAGTTGATTTGCAGTAGGTTTTGGCTGTTTTGTTGCCAAAGGTCAGTAAGTTCTTTTGGTGCAACTGGCAAGCCCAATTTGTCTCTTATTTCGTTTTGAGTGAATAAAGGAACACCAACTTGTGTGGATTGGATAAAAATTGATAAATCAAAAGTTTTTCTTGCAATTTCATCAGGGTCGTTGGTCGGGTTGAATTCAAAATAAAAATTCTCAGAAAATTCTACGCCTAAAATTGGGGTTATCAGTCTTGGAATTAGAAACTCATTTACCATTTTTTCGAATTGAGCTTGTTTTTGGCGTCCTCCGTTGTCAAAGACTTCATAATTAAAAGTTTGAGCTGATGCACGGTTAGACTTTTCTGTTGCTTTCTCGACGCCATAAATATCGTAGATTTTATTTTCACAATATTGGACAATTTCCATAAATTGCATATCTGTATTTTTCATTCCAAGCTCTTTGATTTCCTTGACTCCAACCATCGCCATTGTTTTGAAAGAATTATCAGCACCGCCCATCATTTTATTCCACATTTTAGTCCAATATTCACCGACAGTTCCAAAAACACCGTTTTGGTCTTTCATTATTTTCTCTTTAGATTTTTCAGCCAAAGCGTCAATCATTTCCGTTTCAAAGATTGGAATTGACACACCGATATTTCCTCGTGAAATCATTTTTGTGTTGACTTTCATTGCGGTATTCCTCAAAACTAAGTATTTGAAGGCGTAGTCAATCGGTGAACAAGCAAGCGGTTTATATTGCTCTTTCCAGTGTTTGAGCGGGTAAATATCTACAAAAGGCTTAAAAGTTCGAGTTTCGACATTTTTCTCTAAAAGGGCAATTTTTGAATATTTTTGAGTATAAGAATTCCAATAAATACTAAAAAAAGCGGGTTTTTGAATAAAAGGTTGATTTTCGTTATCAAACAAAACAAAGGAATTTCCAAAAATTGAATCCATTTGGACAAAGTCAGTAAATAACTTCTCAATCCCACATTTGAGCAGGATTTGGTAGACTTCACGGCTTAATTTTTCGTTTTTATCCGTGGAATTATAAATTGAGCATTTTATGTCCCAGCCGTTAGCATTGAAGTTTGCTTGAGTTTTGGTAATTAATTTTTGAATTACAGGGTCGCTCTCGGCGATGGCTTCGTATTCGTGCCAACTTAGATTTGGTAAAATTGCAATATTTTTTTCGTCAATCGCAAAAGAAGACATTTCAGCCTTCCAAAAATTAAAGAATTTATCAAACATACCGCTTTCCTTCATTTAATAACTTAGGATGATTTGTTTTGGTTAGGCAAGAATTAGAAGTTTAAACTAAGCGGTTTCTTGAGTTCAAAATAAAACCTCATCATCAAAGTATCGCCGTCATCTGGGCTTCTTCCCAAAATTTCTTTTTGTTTGTCTTTTGGCAAAACTTGAATTTTACCGTCTTTTTCTATGTTGAATTGTTTGAAACTGTCCAAATCTTCGATTATCAATTCTTTTTGTCTTGAGGTTAGTTCACAGCTTATTTGAATTTTACTTTCATTTATCATTTTTGCTAATCCAAAACAGCATTGGGCTTTTAGATTTTTGTAATTTGTAAAAACTTTATTCAAAGTAAATTGATTTTTCGAATCTTCTATTTGTGAGGCATTTGAAATGAATCCTTTGTATTTGCCAAAATCTACAACTCCACCGCCAACTCCACCCTCATCGACTAGCACGCTTGATCTTCCAATTCCGTATTTTCCCCTCAAACTTTCGATTAAAGCTACAATTACGGTCAAATCAGATTTTGCTATTTCGTGGCGTTCAAAAAGATTCCAGCCTTTCCAAATGTGGATAATTGTCTTATCTTTACCAAGCCTTGCCACATCGCAAATAATGTGTTTTGTGTCGGAATTTTCTACAAAGTTTGAAAAAATGTCTAGGATTTTGTCGTAATTTATCAGTTTGTCGTCGGCATCATCGTAGTCAAAATTTCCATACAAAAGGCGTTCAATTTGGATTTTGTCACCAGTTCGCAAAACCTGTTGTTTGTATTCCTCGTGGTCAATGAAAGGGTTGTCAGTGTAAAGACTCACAATAAAGACTTTGTTTGGATTCTCTTGTTTTTCTTTGATAAGCGGTTTGTAAAAATCTTGGTAAGTCCAGCCTTTACTTGGATTGCAAGTATAAAGTGCTTTTGGTCTTGTTTTCCAGCCTTTACCTTTGGTTAGTGATAATCTAGCTTGCAAAGTGGAAATTGCTTTTTTTGAGACTCTCTGGGCTTCGTCAACGGCAAATCCAGTCAAGGAAAGTGAACCAAGTCTGTCAAAGTGCGGGTCGCTCGGTAAATCAGCTAATTCTTTACAATAAATTATAGAGCCGTTTATAAACTCAATTTTCATATCTATTTGATTTAGTTTGAAAATACTACGCCAATTTTTCCCATTTATTGGTTCTGAATAAAGTTTGATAATTCCAATCAAATCAGCTAAAGTGGTGTTTCTTAATTGGTTTAATTGTGCAAATCCCAAAAGCCAACGACTACCTGGAAATGCAAAACAACTAGAAACAAGCCAATTACAAGATAAATACGACTTTCCGCCACGTGCTCCCCCGCCAAATAACATTTCGCCTTGCCAATTTTCATCAGTTAAATACTGCAAAGCAGTCAATTGTTTTTGAAAAAGTTTGATTTCCATGCTAGGTTTTTTTGAAAGAAATTGTAGTTGGCAATTGCAAAACAGTGTCTAAATTCTCATTTTTGGTCGGTGCGTAATAGCCCATAACTTTGATAATTTTGTCCAAAGCGGAATTTGCACCAGTAGAATCATATTGCCAAACACCCTCGCCGCTATCATCTACGACTTGCTCGAAATCTTTAATTTTTGGGTTAAACTTCATAACTGGAACTTTTTGCATTGAGCGATCCCGAATATCCATCAAATTTTGAATAATTATTGTTTTGTTTATTTTCATCATTTCTTCGATGTCGTTTTTCAGTGATTCAATCCTTGCCTTTACTTCTGACCTAGACTTCATCTCACAAGCCTTGCTCCAAATATTTTTAGGTTTTGTGTCCGGTAAACAGTCAAAAGCTCTTCTGTAGGCTTCGCTCGCATTCATGCAAAGGACGTACTCACGGCAAAATTTGTCAACTTTTTCAGTTATTAAATGTTTAGTTTTTGGTTTTTGTGGTTTTTGTGGCAATTCTTCTTTTGTGTTAATTTTTTTCATAAGTTAGATTTATTAAGGTTTTTAAAGTTTTAGTTAAATTAATTACTTTTGCGAATTTGTCCAGTTTTTGGGAATACCCTGCCAAAACCTCTTGCCTCGTAAAGATCAGACAATTGGATTGGGTTAAGACTTGGATTTTCTTTTTTAAGTTTTGTCAGAACTCTAAAATAACCTCTGACGCTATTTTCGTTGTAGTTAATCGGAAAACCGATTTGTGATAAAATGCGACGGTCATTTTTGCTTATTTTGAAAATGTCAGGCAAGTCGGAAAAAACTGGATTTTGTGTTTTGTTTAATTCTGTTGTAAAGGCTATTTTTTGGGTCAAAGGGTCTTTATAGTCCTTTTTTAAGTAAAGTTCTTTTTTACTTGTCCAGTGCTTGTTTTGTTCGTTTAGCTGGGCAATAGTTAATTTGTTATTTTGCATATTTGACAAATATTGTATTTAGATTTTTGAAATAAACAATATCTGCTGGGGGGTGGATTATTTTATTTGGCAAAATTTAGCTGGAATTTATTTTTAATCGATTTTTGAAGTTATCTTGAGTAATTTACCATTTTTGTCAGTAATTACTTTTTTATAATTTTTTTCATTTGGATATTCATGGAAAAAAGCGAGGTTTCAATTCGCTTGGTTTTTGGTTTTTATTCTGATTCAATTTTGTCTTCACAAGAAAACCTTACATCGGGTGTCAAACCTTCTTGAAAATTAGAATTTTCTTTGTTGTAGTAGTTGTTTTGACAAGGTGTGAGGTCAATTTGGACTGAGTCTGCGATTTGGACTAAAAAAGCCTTACTGAAAAAATCACTCAAAGTTTGTTCTTCTGATAATTGAGTGCCTAAATCTCCAGCTTCGATGCATTTTAGAAAAAGATCTATTCCTTTTTTTGTGATTTTGATTTTGAAACACAATTTACCCGTGAAACCTGCATCAATTACTGCTCCGATGACATTTTCAACAAGACTTGATTCTGAACACTCTGGACGCAAAACACGGCTACGATTCGTTACAGTGCCTTTGCATTTGTCAAATTGGAATATTTGTTTTGACTGACAAAATATAATTTTACTTTCTTCGATAAACCTTGTGAT